CCATTGCCCCTGAAGGAGAAGCAACTCGTGAACTTGTGGCCTTTAATTTGGGAGACGGCAATATCGTCACTACGGCGCATGCTATCTCAGATAATGGCACAGTTTTCGTTGTCCGCTTATCGTACGGTCCACGTACAGGCGGAGTGTGTCCCCAACTCACGTTCAAACTCCATAGAAGTCAAATGAACTTCATAGGGAATGATTTAGTCGTGCTCAGCACAGGCTACTCCATTCCCCGCAAAGATTTGCGGGAGTTTCTCCCAGAAGAACCGTGTAAAGATAAGTACGCAGAAATGCGGATACTTACTCGTACATCGGAGGGAGGAATGGTCATCTCAAAGGCAGTAAAATGGCACGGATATGAAGAAGTGTCGTATGCTGACCACTATGGCCGACGTATTTTGTTGGAGGCACTCATGTTCGAGCGTAGTATTCCAACTTCCAAAGGAGATTGTGGAAGTTTGGTAATCGCTCGTTCTGGGAAGGGTTGGTTCGTGCATTCCGTGATAGTGGCAGCTTCCAAGAGTAGCCCCACTGAAACGGCAGCAGTGCCAATCGGCAAGAACATGTTCAATGTTCCGCGTATTAGCCAACCTTTGGAGTCACACAATTACTTCAAGGATGGCAATGGCTCAAGCGGGGAATTGCAACCTATTCATGACCGCAGCTTTCTCAATTTTGTGGAAGGCCAAGGTGAAGTCTTGGGTGCATTTCCGGCACGAGTCCGACCTGTTTCTAGAGTAGAGGAAAGTGTCGTTGCGGAAGAGTTGAAGAAGGTCTTGCCAATCGAGCACACTTACGGCAAACCGAAGATGAAGGCTGAGCAATGCGAAGATGGTTCTTGGAAGAATCCGTGGGTGGTCAACGTTGAAAAACAGTTGAAACCAGCCACCGGAGTTCTCGAAAGTGACCTGAACGAATGTGTTGAAGCCATGGTAAAGGATTTGATGAAACTCGATCTTTCCGAAGTTCGACCAGTAGACCAAAACACCGCCATAAACGGTATCGATGGTAACTGGTTTGTCAATTCATTGCCTATGTCTACATCAGGAGGTTTTCACTTTAAGGGACCCAAGAGAGCTCAGTTCGAGCTTGTGGAACCAGATGGTGAAGCCTTTTTACGCAACAGCTACGTGCCAAACAAGGAATTACAAGAGAGTATTGATACTCTTGAAGGAATTTACGCGGATGGTAAACGAGCATGTGTACTGATGCAAGGACATTTGAAGGATGAACCGCTCCCACAGAAGAAAATTGACATGGCGAAGACCAGGGTCTTTACGGGATGCGGAGTGGACATGTCCATTGTCGTACGGAAACAGTTTGTTATGTTGGCGGCGGCCATCATGAGACAAAATCTGATTTCCGAGTGTGCAGGCGGAATGAACTGCTATGAAGACTGGGGAAAGCTCAAAGACTTCTTGACGAATGAAGAAGAGCTGATGGCCAGGATCATTGCAGGTGATTACGCTAGCTTCGACAAGAGTATGGCGAGTGTCGTAATCAGAGCAGCATTTGAAGTACTGATCCGATTGAACATTTCAACTGGAAAATTCTCGGAGCGTGACATCGAAATCATGCGAGGAATCCAGACTGACTTGTCCTTTCCGGTGACAACGTACAGCAACAATGTGCTGCAGATGTATGGAGGAAATTCTTCGGGACATCCTTTGACACTCATCATCAACTCTATTGCCAATAGTCTTTACATGCGACTTGCTTTTAAGCAGATCGCACCCGACCTTCCACTGGAAGAATTCCGGGAGTATGTTAGACTCATGACGATGGGAGACGATAACATCATGTCGAGTAGATTGGACGCTTTCAACCATACGGCCATTGCGGAAGCTTTGGGCAAAATGGGAATTAAGTATACTATGGCTGACAAAGAGTCAAAAAGTGTACCGTTCATCAACCTTCGTGATGCTGACTTTCTCAAACGCACCTTTCGAGAACTCGATGGAGTGACTGTAGCACCTCTTGCTTTGGAAAGTACCTTTAAAAGTCTGATTTCGTGTCAGGCCCGAGGGAATATAACCAAGGAACAGCAAAGTGCTGAGGCATATCTGTCAGCTCGTAGGGAATGGTCTCTACACGGTGAAGAAAAGTTCAACGAACTAGTAGCCTTAGTAGATCCAATCATGCGTGGCAATGAAGCTATCCTCCTTAATCTCACGTCCAAACATGCGTGGGATTGGCGGCGAACCTTCGACTGGGTCGTGGGACGATCAGACGAAGAGGAAGAACAGGAGATTCCTGTAGACATGTCAGCAATGGACGCCCCTCCGGCGAACTTTGACATTGTTCAGACAGGAGAAGATGTTGTTGACGAAGCCACTGTTCCAGTAGACCTTTGGGTCAATGATTTGGACTTTTGGTTTGACGATCAACAAGATGACGAGTATGAGAGTGATACGTACCTAAGCGATGCAGAGGAACCACTTTTCCGTGGTGTGAGCTCTGGTCATATTTTTACGTGTGAGTATACGTTGCCTGATGATCTGTTTGCTGCAGATTCCGTTTCGATGGATTTTCAGTCATTTGACAGTTACAGGCGAAGAGCAGAAGACCTCTATCACTCTACTCCCATTATCGTTTTGCGAAGTATTGCTACCGGAGTTTGTGTGTGCTATGGCTTACAAGTACTTCAGATTCCAGTGCTCGGTGTTATTGAAAATGGCTTATCAATTAAGGAATGGAGCTGGACTCCACCTGATCTTGATCTTGTCTTCAATTTGCGCCATTTCGCACAACGGTCGTTCATCGGACCCATCTTTGAGGAGTTCGTTAAACGACAAACAGGAGCATTTTTGGCGTGCGTCATGAATGGAT